TGATACCTCGACATTTGGTGATGCGGTTGGCGCAAAAGGATTTACCTTTGCAAATGGAAATACAGGCATGTGGCCTGTTGCATCTGATATCAGAACAATTACCAAAGTTTACAGACCATCAGATATTTCTGGTGACTATATGTTTGATCTTAGATATCAATTAACTTTGTTTGATTTCTTTGGATTGTACTTTAATCAAGGTGGACTCTCAACTGGACCTATGGCCCAATATATGGAGTCTATGAGTTATCTCAAATTGGTAAATGATGTTTTTAATTATCCTTGTTCGTATACTTTCTCCAGAACAACACAAAGATTATTTTTAGAACTAGAAAGTTCCAAAATGATTCCGGGTCAATATATGTTAGTTGAAGCGTATGTTCAAATAGACCCAAGCCAATATTCAAGAGTTTGGAATGATCGTATATTTAAAAAGTATTATACAGCGCTACTTAAAAAACAATGGGCTCAAAATTTAATGAAATTTGCTGGTGTACCGCTACCAGGTGGTGCCCAATTGAACGCTGGTGCAATAATGGCGGATGCTGTAAATGAATTGAATCAAATAGAACAAAGTCTGGTTAAAACGCAAGAATTGCCACCAGATCCTCTTATAGGATAAAAATGTTTAATTATTTTTATAATGAAAGTCTCAGAAAACTGGTAGTTGGATTTGGTACACTTTTTAATTCAATATATGTCGAACATGCAAATCCAGATAATATAAATCAACCTGTAAAAATAAGAGTGCCTATAACCTATGCACCTCAAGAAAAATTTATTAGAAGATTATTGGAACCATCTTCTATTGCAAACGGAACCAGAATCGAAACTCAATTGCCTAAATTGAGTTATATAATGACAACTATAAAACCAGATGCATCAAGAAGAAGAAACAAAACGTTACCACTGTCTTCATCAACATTAGTTCAAGATGAGTGTTCAGGAACAGCAAATCAAATTTTTGAACAAGTTCCTGTAAACATTTCTTTTTCTTTGTTTATATATACAAGACACATTGATGATACTCTGCAGATTGCCGAGCAGATAATCCCATATTTTAACCCAGATCATATAATTGAAATGGATTTGAATGCAGCGCAACAAAGTATAAGAATTCCAATTGTAATGTTAGATAACAATATTACTGAAAAATATGATGGAGATTTGACTACACGAAGAATAAATATTTCTTCTTTTAGTTTTCTAGCAAAATCATACATCTATGGTCCAGTAAGAAGTATTACCAAAATTACTGGAGTTGGTGACGTAGATATTGAAGAGATATGAATATCAATAAAAATTTATCATCCTTTTTTAATGTGCCAAACGAAATCCAAAATAGTAAACCTATTTCGGGTGGAACTTTTGATTCTCAAAATTTTCAAAAAGATTATGAATTAGTACAAGGTAATTTTAAAAATTTATTGGGAACAGGTAATTTGGCTTTAGAAAGCGCTTTAAAAGTAGCAACAGAGTCTGATAGCCCGCGTGCCTTTGAAGTGGTTGCCATATTACTAAAGACAATGGCCGATCTGAATAACAATGTATTGGATGTTCATAAAAAAGCAAAAGATACAACAAATTCTAAAATTGAAGTCAAACAAACAAATAATTCTGTGTTTGTTGGTTCGACTAAAGATTTGCAAAACCTAATAAATAAAGAAAGAAGCACTGACAAAAATGTTGTGGAAGCAGAGGTAGTGAATAATGAACAACAACCAACAAGGATATCGAAACAATCCTAATTTAAAACTTCCCGGTGTAGAACTTCAATATACCAAAGAAGAGTTAGAAGAATATGTCAAATGCGCCAATGACCCTGTTTATTTTTGTGAAAAATACATAAAAGTTAAAACTCTTGATAAGGGCGTAGTTCCTTTTAAACTATACAATTATCAAAAAAAGTTTATAAATGAAATTCACAAAAACCGTTTTGTAATTTCAAAATGGCCCAGACAATGTGGTAAATCAACCTGCGTTACTAGTTACATTTGTCATTATGTGACATTTAACCAAAGTGTTAACGTTGCTATTTTGGCAAACAGATTAAAGACGGCCAAAGAAGAACTTTTTTCTAAATTGCAACTAGCCTATGAGAACCTACCTCATTTTCTTCAACAGGGGGTCGTAGAATGGAATAAGACGAGTTTTAAACTAGAAAACGGCTCCAGGGTCATGTGCGATGCAACATCGTCTACAGCCATTCGTGGTGGATCCTATAACCTGCTGCTACTTGATGAATATGCATTCTTACCTAGCCACGTAGCAGAAGAATTTTACACAGCAACATATCCGACAATTTCTGCTGGTACAACAACAAAATTAATAATTGTATCTACACCAAACGGTCTTAATCACTTTCATAAACTTTGGGTTGATGCAAACAGGTCAAAAGATCACAAATTAAAAAACAAATTTGTGCCGGTTGAAGTTGGTTGGAAAGAAACTCCAATTAGCCCCGGTAGGCCAGAGTTACGTGATGAAAAATGGGCTCAAGAACAAATAGCAAATACAAGTGCAGAACAATTTGAACAAGAATATGGTTGCAATTTTCTTGGTTCTGCAAATACACTTATATCAAGTACAAAATTAAATGTTCTTGCATCTGAAGAATTTTTATCAGAAGATTCTGAAGGATTGAGAATTTATGAAAATCCAAATAAAGATAAAATTTATTTTTTAATGGCGGATGTTGCTAGGGGGCAGGGGTCTGATTATTCTGCATTCACGGTAATCAGTGGCAACGAAACCCCATATAAAATTGTTGCTACGTTTAGAAACAATACAATAAGCCCATTTGCCTTCCCAAATATAATTAAAAAAGTTGGGGAACTTTATAACAATGCATATGTCTTAGTAGAAACTAATGACATTGGTGGACAAATTTCGAATATACTTTATAACGATTTAAACTATGAAAACCTTTTAATGACAAAAATAATGGGAAGAAAAGGTCAAATACTTTCTCAGGGTTTTGCTAATGGAAAAAGTGAAATGGGTATCAGAACCACAACCCAAACAAAAAAATTAGGATGTGCAATATTAAAAAATTTAGTCGAACACGATAAAATTTTAATTAATGATGATAGAATTATACATGAGTTGATGGCGTTTGTCTCCAAATCAAATACATTTAAAGCAGAGGATGGCCATAACGATGATTTAGTTATGACTTTAGTATTCTTTGCTTGGTTGTGTAGGCAAGAATATTATTCAGATCTAATAGAAACGGCCAGTATGAACTACGAAGAGGCCAAAAACCCAGAAGAAGACGCAAATTTATTCATGTTAAATTCTAATGATAATGATGACGACCAATTTACCTCAAACGGTGTTGTTTGGTATCCTGCATAAAAAATTATAAATAATTTGAAGGCGGAAAAATGGCAAATCCATCATTAAATTCATTCATTTCACCAAACTACTACAATAGAGAAAGAGCAGTAGCCCCCCTGTATGCTGCAATGTTGGCGGGGTCTACATTTAAAAGTCCAACTTTTGCTGGAGTTTCTGGTTCTGCCAGCACCAATCCGGGTGGTTTATTTGGTTGGTTGATATATTCTAGAACATCTTTGGCCACACCAACTAAAGGTAATACATACGATCCTTATATCGTATACGACAATCCCTTTGATCTAGTAAATGATTTAAACAATTTGGCAGGAACTACTTATTGTTTGTTGACCCCCAATGCTGGTGGAACATTTGGATTTTTTACATACAATGGAAATAACATAGTTGGGTTGACAAATGGTATGGACTTTATGTATGCAATAACATATTTGGCATACGGTGGAACTTTAGTAATTTCCGGATCTACAGCAGGTTTAGTTTCATATGAATTGAATACAAACAACCCAATAGATGTTTTGATTGGCCAAAACGGTAGTGTTAGAGAATTGAATTATATTGAGTCCACACCACAAGTTATAGGAATTTTTGCATCTATAAATGGCGGTGAAGGATTTACAGCTATTAATTTTGATTCTTTGTTTACAAATCCATCATTTGTTTCTGGGTCAACATATTATCAAAGAATATTTAATGTGTCGGGAACAAACACAAGAGATCTTGTGACAAGCACATTAAAAGAAAACAGTATGTATAAAGTTGTAACATCTATGGTTAGTGATGCAGCAGGAGCATTTGTGCGTGCTAAAAATAGTAATACTTTGTATTTTAGTATTGCTGGAAATTCTAATTCATATGTATTGAATGGAGCGGTAACCACACCAATTCTATGGACAGAAAAAACTAAAAAAGAAATATATAAACAAAATAGAGTTAATTTTTACACAACATCCAATGGTTTAGACTTTTTAGGTTTAGATCTTGTAGGGGCTACTGCAGCGGTTGGAAACACATATTCTACAAATGATAGAGTCGGTCCTTCTAAAATAAAGCAAGACATCGAAACTGCTGTAAGAAATATTTTGCTTTTATATGTATTCAAAACAAACGATAGAAATACAAGAGCTGCAATATCTTCGCAAATTTCTACTTATATGAATAATTTAAGTCAATATTTGGATACAACTTATACTCAAATTTTCTGTGATGAGAGCAACAACACCGATTTTAGTTCTACAATCAATGCACAAGTTGTATTTAAGCCACTAATAGCATCCGATGAATTTGTTATAAACGTATCAACAATATCATAAACACATGACCACACCATCATCGAATTCCATAGAAGCCTTTAAGAATGGGTTTAATGGTGGAACCCGCGCAAACAGATTTGCGGTTTCGTTGCTAAACGCATTTCCTAGTGGCACATTTGCTGTTGATAAACCAAACGAAAAAGAGAGTTTTAAAATATACGCGGCTAGTTTGCCCTCTGCAGAATTAGGAACTATTCAAGTACCTTATAGAGGCAGAATTTTAAACATAGCTGGTGATAGAAATTACGCCACTTGGACAATAGGAATATACGATGACAACAACTCTGATAACTTGTGGCGAAGTTTTCAGCATTGGAAAGAGAGATTAGATGGACATATAACTCACCAAGTTGGTGGTTCAACCGCGATTAATATATTTAATTTTAAAGGATTACAAAAAGATTGGACGGTACATCAATTACCTTTGAACGGAGATACACCAATAAGAACATTTGTATTAAAAAATTGTTGGCCAGAATTAATTACACAAATAAATTTAGATATGACTGCTGGTGGTTTTG